ACCCTAATTTTAGAATCCAAGCGTAAGGTAATTTATGTACCGCAGAAAATTTAGTTAAAGACGGGAATATATGTTCGTCTTTGTTTCTATTTTTTGTGTCCAAATATTTTTCATAAAGTGTAGATAAAGGTAAAGAATTCAAGAAAAGATATGATGACCTATAAAAAGTATCCCCAGTACCTTCTTGTAGAAGGGAATTCAAAAAGTATGGGGTGTTCAACATACTTGTAGTAGTTGTTCCGTTAATTTTTGTGTCGGGATTTGTTAAAACACCTTCAGTCAAAAGCCTTTTCGTTCCATCTGAATGTCTTACCCTATAAAAATCATTGATGGACGAATACGTGTTTTCACCCGTAAATCCACTGAGTACTGAACTTGGTTTTGTGTATGGTCTTATTTCATTTTTTTCGTTTGTGATAAACAAGTTTCCAGGGTCCAAAACATAGGTATTAACCGTATTAAAAAATTTGTTTGAATTATTTGGTGGTTCTAGTTTCTTTTGAAAATCTGTAATTACAAAAGGATAAGTATCAAACAAGGTAATATTGGTACTTGAGTAATCACCAATATATTTTGTTATTGCGTCTGCGGTTTCCAACTTAACTGGAATTCTACCGTTTTTCGCATATGTATTCTCACTGAATAGTTCTGTACTTTTGATTATTTCTTCATTTATATATCCAGTGTTATATATTTGTTCTTGGAATTTTCCCCATAATTCTCCTTCTTGATTAGCGCCGCCAGTGGTTTTTAGGTAGTCATATAATGAGATGTTACTTATTTTATTTTTTAGGACATCAATAATTAGACCGTTGGAAATATTTGATTTAGTAATATTACTTATTTCCATGTTTGTTCCATGTGGAATCAATGGTTCGTTTGTCCACCCATCTTCTCCTTCATAATAAAGTCCTGAGTAGAATGTGTTTAACAAAATTCTCTCATACATTTCATATATGTATGTATAAACTTCTGTGTTAACATATATGTCGTCCTTAAATTTGAATTCTATTGCTGATGATGGTGTGTAATTGATTGTTAGTTTTGTGGTGTTGTGTGTTGTAGAATTATATTGGGTTTCCTTAATGGTTAATCCATATAAAAATTGTTCTACAAAGTTAACCTCGGGCCATACTGTAATGTCATATCCTTTTGTAAAACCAACAACTGATTTACTACCTGGATATGATATTTGGTATTCTGTATTTCCAACAACTTCTTTTTTCTGTACAAATTGTGGCCATGGATAAATTACGTCCGTTATGTTTTTTGAAGAGGTTTGTACAGAACTTTTACCGTCTTGACTCGGACTGTTGGATTTAATTATTGAATTAATTCTATTTCTATTATTTCTTTGGTTCCAAGCTTGTTCGTGTACGTCATCCATTAGTCGATAAAAAGCATCAACTGAGGCCATAATAACACCAACAACATTTCTTATTGTGGGTCTAAAATTTAGACCTGAAGTACCGCTTCTTTTTATTTTGTTTTGAAATTGCTCGTTAAGTCTGTCGTTTTCTTCTTGGTTTCTTTGAGCAATTACCTCTCCTAAATCTAAAGTTGCCTTTTCAAATTTATCAAATGTATAATAATATGGTGACTCAGTGGTTGGTGAACTTTCTTCAGAGTTTTCTTCGGATTGAAATGTACCTTTTTGTATTAACTCATTGTTTATTTGTTCTTTAAAGGCTTTAAAGTCCTCGTCTGTTTTTGTATTTACTACATTTCTACCTGTTCTTAAAAAGTAAGTTTCTACAAAGTTAATATCGTCAGAGGTGAACTTTCTTTGAAATTGTTTTATTTGGAAGAAGTCTTTTGGTGTTGCGATTTTTTTACCCCATACAGGTACAGATTCAATTTCTCCCTGATTCTTTTTTATATAAGTTTCTAACTCTGTTGTTGCGGTTGTTGATACGTTTAAGTTGTTCGCTTGTGAGGTTGTATCTTGTGTATTTGTAACTGGTGTAATGTTCTTCAATCCATACATTCTTGTTGAATCTTCAAGAGCAATTACATCAGTCTCAGATGTAAATTGTCCTCTCCATTTTCTAATGTCACGAAAATATCTATCAATTGATTCAGTATATCTTTCCAACGCAACTACATTGGTAAAATCAAGTTGTTGGTATTGTTCATTAAGAAATTGTGTATATTTTTCTAGTTTTTTTGACATTGCATCCAAAGTCAAGGTAGGTACTTGTTTGTCAATTAAATTCTTTTTTCTGTATTCTTCAAAAACCTGAACTAACTTACTATACCCTTTAGAGCTAAGCTCAACACGTGATTGTTGACTAACATCAGTTCCAACTTGATTTAAACTTGCCGTTGCTTCTTGTGACGTGTTCGGAGTTGGATTTTCTTGGGTTTTATAAATTGGAAACATATTAGGTAACGCAAAAAGATATCCTAATCTGATGTCATCTAAAATTGCACTTGTTCTAGCAATAAATTGTAAGTCTATGTTGTAGTTTCCTTTACTTTGGTCAAAAGATGCGTTGAAACTTTTTAACATCAATTCGTATTGAATTGCTTTACCATAATAACCTTTTAGTGTTAATCTAAATAATGGATATGGATAGTATAAGAAAACTGAATATGGAGAATTACCCCCTGTCTCAAATAAAGCTCTCCCTTGTATGTCAATTAATTGCATATTAACACTTGGAATACCATTAGATAAAATATCTACAGATATTGATGATATACCTAAAAGTTGTGTGTCAACATAATTTTGTTGTTGCGGGTTGAAATTATTATCAAATGATAATTGATTAATTCTTCCTTGACCATTTCTACCACCCGTTAGTTGCTCAGTATACGATGTGTCAAATGCATTTTTACCCTGTGGTTTCAAAAAATTAATGGAGGCAATTGTGAAATTACTAACACCACTATCAACACTCTGACCAACCGCTAACTTGGTTCTTGGTACCGATTGTACCTCCAAGTTTGCATACATAACAAGGTCTTCTTGTTTTATCGTTCTGTTTTGTTTTTTACCCGAACGGTCCACAATAGAATTTGGGTCAATCAAAACTATATTGGCGTCGTCAGTATAAAAAATGTTTTCACCACCACCAAAATTATCTGCCATAGTAATAGAATCTAGTTTTTAAAGAGTTATTATAATCCTGTAACGATGCGTTAAGTGGGTATGGAACAACTATAACAGCATTATCAGGAATATTCCATTCCAAACCACCAAATTCTGGATTTGCTGCCATTATCAACCAACCAAAATAAGGTGAATTATAATACTGTTGGCTAATCTTATCTGTTCTACTAATTCCCGCCCTGAAGATATATTTCACGTCAGTTCCCTTTCTTGGTAACGTAACAAATGGTACGACTGTTTGTTCACCGTCTATTAAAAATTGTTGATATCGATTATAGTAGTCCATTAAAATACAAATTTGTTGTTAAATGATGTGTCATCGCCACCGTTTACACCCGAATATAATTGTTCAAATTGTTGTTTAATATCTGATGATGGATTTAAATCAATTAATAGTGAATTAGGTCTTTTAGCTTTTTCGTATGCATTCCAATCTTTTGCAACTTCTGAAAGTACTTTTGACGGTTTAGAATAGGTACTCTTAAATGTTTTAAATCTTCCATCACCTTGTTCTTTGATTCCTTTTACCACATCTCCAAATACCACTTTGAGGTTTCTTTCAATCGTTGTAGAATATGGTTTTTTAAGTTCTCCAACTACTTTAGTTTCTAAAGACTTGTAGTTATTTAATAGGTCATAACCAAATATTGTAAAGAATCTCCTATTTGCAATTTCCAATTCACTCCCACTATATTTACCAAAGACATAGGTGTTTGAAAAATTATACTCTTGCTGAGTATTAATAATACCTTGACCATTTGGTGTTTTCATTTTATCAATTATTTTAGTAGTTCCGCTTGCAATTTCACTAGAATTATTTAATAAGTTTTGTATTGTTGTAGCACTTTGTGTAGAAAATATTTTTACATTTCCTGTTTTATCAATTATACCATCCTTATCATTTGAAAGGAAGTTCAACTTATCAATAATTCTTGTGTATGGTAACTGAGCAGCACTTAGGTCGTTTGTAATAGTATCTAATCCGTCATAAAATGTTGTTCTTTTTTCATCCACTAAATTCTTTAACTGTGTTTTGAATATGTCTTTGAATACTTTTTCTTCGTCTGTTCCATTTTTAAAAACACCAGTAAATAAAGACAGGTTTTCAGTATCTATATTTGTTTTGAGTGTGTTGAAAACCTCATCTAATTTTTCTTGATAATTCAAAGATTTTCCGAATATTTCTATGTTGTTTGTTCCGCTTGGTGCGTTTAAAGTTCCTTTAGTATAATTTCGTTGACTTGTATAAATCTGAAGCACCATCCAATTGTAATCATCAAGTATTTGTTTTAGTTTGTCATATGTTGTATTATAAACAGGTTCAAAGTTTTCAATCAAATCTTGCATTACATTTTTATAATCATTTTGCCCTGTTGTTCCACTTACTTTTAAATCACCATCTAATTTACCAATAAATTCACCAGCTTCATTTGTTAAATCACTATTTGTATTTTGAGCGGTGTCTCCCGTTGGTTCAGTTTGTTCTATAAACTCTTTGTCATATGCTGATACGTCTAATACTGTTGCTCTTTCGTCGTACATCTCAGTATTAGCAAAAAAGTTAAATGATAGGGCGTTTTGTAATTCTTCAACAGGTCCTTTAAGACTTTGACCTCCAATGAATTTGAATCCCATACTAACAGAAACAATCATTGGCTGTACACCAATACCCTCAGGATTTAAGTCTAATGGAATGTTACCACCATCACCGTAAGTGAAAGATACATTTTCAATAATTGCTTTAGTGTGGTAAATGTCACCTATCCTTAATACAACGACAGGAGGCGCACCAAATGATGTGTTTCTAGCATCTTTATCTAAAAACGTTCCATCAGCTTGTTTTGTTGGTATTGTGTCTCCAGGTCTTGTACATTGCATTAAGAAAGTCATTCTACTATTCAAACCTTCAGGTGTAGAAGAATGGAATGCTGGGTGAAAAAACTTCAACTTCTCTCTCAGTGAATCGTAAATAAATGGGTTTGTTTCTTTAATAAACTGAAAATAGTTTGATTCATTAAGTAAACCTCTTAATACTTTTTTGGATACAGTTTCTCCAATGTTACTTGCCGAGTTTGTTGCCGCTCTATTTAGTTGGTTTGTTAGTGCGGTTTGTGAACCGACATTCGGTACCACGGTGGCTGGACTTATACTTACACTACCATTTGGGTTCTTAATATTAGGTAAGGGTGTTTCCTTAATATCCTGTATAACAACTCTTCTACAACCAACAGGTACAACATCATAAGGGGTCGATGTTTGCGCATTACACTTGTCAGTTTGAGGTGCGATTATTTCGTCATTTGCACCGACGGATTTTGTTATTGAAAAGTTGGGGTTAGTTCCTACGATATTCTGAAGGGTTTGTTCAATACAGGAGTTTCTTAATTCCTTGATTGAACTATTTTCATTTAGTGAACTATTCGCCTTTAACACCACATTAATTGCAACATTTGGATTTGTAGATAAAATACTCTTAATTTCATTTCCAAGGTTTTGTATTACATTGACAGATGTTTGGATTTCCGTTCTTTGTGTACTGATGATGGTTGGGTAAAATGATGAGTTTTGATAAGCGGCGCTAGCATCGGAATATGAGCTACCACCACCTTGATTATAATCAAAAAAGAATTGTGATTTCCCAATATATCCCGTAAGTTTAGGTTTGTAGTCTTGTATACCAACCGAAGCGTTAGAAGTCATTGAACCACCAGCCCCATCACCTCCTTTATTTAAATTAGAGTTAATTGCGTCTTTAATTTTTTCAGGATTTGAAGAATTATTAATTACATCTTGTAGTTGTTGTAATTCAGTGATATTAAGATTAGGATATTTTTTTGCTAATTCATATACATCGAATTTTGTTAATCCTGCAAAAAATGATTCTAAAACTTTGTCAGCTAATTCTGAAGAATTGGCATTTGATAAAACCTGATTAACAACCATATTCATAACAGATGGATGGTCAACAATCATTTTGAAAGAAAGTTTACCTCCTCTTGAGGTACTCTTGTACGTATATATTTCTTCGGGTCTTCCTAAGAATACATTACTATCCCAAGACGCTGTTGAACTATCATCAAAACTTAAATCATAGGGTGGGAACCACATAATTCTACCTCCATTTGGTCCTTTTTCACTTTCGGGTAAATCAGCATACGTTAATCCTGGTCTTCTTGATGTTCTCCAAGCTAAATTTTCTATAGACAACATATATTTTTTAACTCTACCTTCCACAATGCTTGTGGAGTCGGGACCTGTTGTAGGATAAATGTTTAAGTTATATGTTTTATCTAAAATTGAATCTGAATTTTTTCTATTATTGCCGTCAGTCTTTTGTAATTTTGGATTAGCATAATAAGGAATATCTTTAGCAAAAACTCTACCATATTCAGTACCGACAAAAATACCGTTTTGGTCAACATATTTCATAGCCTTCGACCCTTTAGTAATTTCCTTATATCCATCGTTGAATACTTTAGATACTTGGTCAATTGCATTACCCACATGTTGTAATTTTTTACCACCAGATGGTTGTGAATTTATTAATCTTTGTGTGTCGTCTAATATAGAACCTCGTCTAAACACATAATTTGTCGATTGTGAAGTACTATATTGTGAACCTAAAGGTTGAAAATTTGGGTCAAACTCTTTTGGGTCTCCACCCTGACCGACTTTGAAACCCGCATTTGCCTTGTATTTTGGTGAAACCCAAGTAAATCCCCCTTGTAATCCACCACCATTACTAGTAGATGTTAAATTTAATCCAAAGTTAAAATCTGTTTCATTTTCGTATAATTTACCCAAAACACTTGGTCCGTATACGTTTGTTTCTATTTCTCTTCCATATTCGTCAAGTGGAACTTGTCCTGATGGTGATACAATATCTAATGGCTCTGAAGTTCTACTTCCGATATAATAGTTCCCTTTTGGGGCAAACAAACCCAAATCATTAATAAAATTACTTTTATAGTCAGGTGCGTATTTGTTTAATCCTAAACTACCAAATAATAATTTTCTAGTTCCTTGTCCTGTATAAGCCAAAAATATATCTGAAGATGTTTTTCTAACAGGTAATACATTTGGGAAACCAAATAGACCTGCAGTTGTATTGATGATTTGATTTAAAAAACTTGTTGGTTGTACAGTACTAAAATAGTCACCAGGTATATAAGAAAAAGGTGTGTATACTCCTGTAATTCTTGATATAAAGTTTCCTACTTGTCCCAAGGCTGAGTCGGGAACTGTGACTTGCCAATTTGGTTCAATTAATGGTGCTCTTCCTGTTATTATTTTTGAAGCGAGGTATGGGTCTTTAGCTGCTATTAGACCATTAGCTCTTCCTGTTGTTTGTGTCTGTATCTCAAACGCTACCGACTCTAAAAATAAATTTCTAAGTCTCAGGGCTGATATTTGTGCAAGTACAGAGTCTTGACTTAAAGAACCATCAGAACCAACAGGATTTTTATCAACATATATTTGAGCCGCACTATACGTTGATGGCCTAAATAAATTGGGTTTGGTGCTTTCAGACACATATTCATCTCTTATTTGTGGTTCTATAATTTCTGGTTCAAATTCTGAGGCTGCGTCGTTCCAACCTTGTTGAGGGGCAAATCTATTTAAAACTAAAAGTTCAGTTTGTTTTGTCGATGATTCTTTTAGTTTATTTGTATTGTCGGTCTGAAAATCGAATTCTCCTTCGTTTGATTTTGTACCTAAATTTTTAAATATCGCTATTGGTCCTCTACCATTTTCGGGTCCGTATTGATTTAATATATTAAGTTTGGCTTGTGGGAATATACCAGCATTTGATAAATCTTCTTGGTTAATTAATGGTAACTCAATCCATTCTGTTTCTTTCTGTCCTACATCTTGAGTATTTACCAATGGAGTTGATGAGTCCTTCACAAAGTAAGGACTTAAATTCATCGCCATTAGTTTTTTTCTAAGGTTTTCGGTTGCTGAAAATGAGAGTGGACTTATAACCATTCTTGTGTTTTTCTAATAAATAGATATGGTTTGATTTTTTGTGATAATTTAGTAAGGTTTATCAGCACCTGTTTTGTTGTTTACGGTATATCCCAGCTCTGTTAGTCTTTCTTCAACCATTTTTATTATTGAAGTTCTAGCTACGTTTGTAACGTCAGATATTTGAAAAGATGAATTAATATCAATTTTTATAGGCTTTTCTGTACTTAGGTCTATTCTTGCTGGTGATGTTTTAGTTGCAATATCACTCAAGTTTTGAATACTTTCTGATGCTGAACCTGTTCCTTTTGCCAAAACTAACTGAGTAGCTTTATTTAAGGTTTCTAATAGGGCGGTAGCTCCGACTTTTTTAAACTCAGCAAGTTGAGTATTTACACCCGCAAATACATCACCAGCAACATCTAATTGTTTTGCAAATCCTTCAGTCTGTATTGTTGCTAAAGTTATACCATTTGAATATAGGTTTTGTGCTGCTGTTACCTGTTCAACTGACGACATGTTTTGTTGAATCATTTGGATGTTTTGGTCCTGACTTTCTCCAAATTGACTACTAGCACCCTGTAATTTTTTTAAGACATCATCCAAACCAGTTTTACCTAATTGTTCGATACTTTTACCTTCAATGGTAACTTTACCTCCTTTACTTATCTGAGCATAAGAAGCAATAACCTCTTGTTGTTCAGGTGATAATGCTTGAAACTCAGGTCTGAAATCAAGTCTTTTAATAATTTCTTCTTGTTTTGCAAGTTTTGTTGCTGTCTCTAAAATTTTTGCCGAGTCGGTTCCAAAAATAGTTGCAGCCTGTTTTAATCTGAACCTTTCAGCTGCATTTACTTCAAACTGTCCTGTTTCTTCATTAAATTGTGCAACACCTCTTGAAGCTTGTATTAGTTTGTCATTGAGTCCCGCTAAATCATTTTGTGCTAAATACAAAAGTTCCATTGGGTCTGCCAAAGACGCAAATGAACCGCCCAAGGTTTGTAATTGCGCCGCAACATCCATAGCCGCTTCAGGACTTGTTGCAATCTTATCCGCAAATCCAGCAGCCACTTCAATATTAGCACCCAACATTTTAGATTTAGCAACCATTTCCGCCAAATCTTTTACCCCGTTTGGAAAACCATATTGATTAATTTTAGTTAGTTGACTAGATACCGCAGTCATGAATTGACCAACATTCAAACCATAACTTTTGGCTTGGTTAACTAACAACATTTGTTGTTTGGTTGATTCTTCAAATGTTCCACCAATATTGTCATATAATTTTGTAAATGCTTTTATTGATTCTTCTGCAACACCAGACTTTTCTAATAGAGCTACATTAGTCAACATGTTTTCACTTAAGTAAACTGACCTACCTATTTCTGTTGAGATATTTTTAAAAATAGTGTAAACATCGTCTAAATCTCCACCAATTTTTACAATATTTTCCGCTACTCGACCAAATCCTGTCTCTAAACTTCGAGCCATTACCAAACTCTGACCTAAACTTCTTGATGCTTTAATTACACCATCGTCAAATAAAGAAGTTTTATCTACCAAATCTTTTAGCGGACCTGTAGTTATATCCTTTATTCCAGTACCCATGTCTTTAAAACTTTTTGACATGTTTTCAATTTTCTTAGTTGCATCGGTAAGGATACTTGCTAAACCTTTTGCAGCCTCGGTTGTATTATTTAAATTGGTACTATCTAACATATTCTATAAATAGAACAAAATAATTTTTTTAATCTTCTTTAGAATCATCAATTCTTTGAATAATCTTACCCAAGAAATATTTTCTTTGATATGTTGGCATAGATATAAGGTCGGAATAACTAAATCCGTCCTTAATCATATAATAAATTTCGTCTAATAATATTTTACTGTATTGAGAAGAAAGGCCGAAAAAACTCAACCCCGAAATTGATGAAAACATCAATCATATCTCCTGTCGGGGTTTGTACTTCTTTTTTTAGGTCTAATCTTGGTTCTGATTCTGCAATAGTTCTTCTAAGATATTTTGAGTCTGCGATTGGCATTTCGGTAACAAATTTTGCAATTGTTGATACATCGTTTGAACCATTTACTGAAACTATTTGTTTTTCTAATTTTCTAGTAATAACTGGTTTTATAACACCATTTGGGTATCTGTCCAATTCTTTATCAATTTGAGCGTCTTCACCATAAGTTAATAACTTATATTGAACTGTGTCTTTAGTCATTGGTAAAGTCAAAGTAAATAATCCGTTAGAGTCAGGTGTATTTTTAATGTTTTTAATATTAAGTTCTCCTAAATCTAAAGTAACATCAAATCTTTGATTTGTTTTTGGGTCAACGGCCGAAACTTGATATTTTGTACCAAAAGCAGTGTTCCTTAAAAATATTAATACCGCCTCAATGTCACCTGTCAACATATCATCTATCCTCATATCGGGTTCATAAATTTTAGTTCTAATTAATTGAGTGATTAAATCAGAACCTTGTAGGTTATTTGACATCAACAAGTTTTCATCTTGTGCTGTTAGATACCCGACTTTAATGGATTTCTTTTTATTTTTGTAAAATAAACCTTGTGAAGGTAGTGGTACCACGTCGTGTGGTAGGTTAAAATTCATTTGACCGTATTGTGATTCGTTGTTTTCCATAAATAAAAAAAGCCAAGGGCTCCCTTGGCTTTAAATATAAACTGAACTTATTTTTTTGTAAAGTTTAATAAACAAGAATACATCTGTCAGGTCTCAAACTTATAGATGCTTGCATTATTCCACCTTCACCATATGCAACATCTTTAAAGTCAGCACTTGTAATGAAACAACCCTGCATTATCCATTTTTCAACCGCAACACCCGTTGGGTCTAACATTTCTAATGTTAAATCTTTTTTGTACCCCGCAGCGTATCCCATACGACCTGTTACAGATTCAGCATGTAAACGAACCCACTCCATAAGAGCCTGAGCAGCTGATGGTCCAATTGGGTCACGGAATGTAACAGATATTTCATTCCATTCAAATGTTGTTGCAACATAAGTTTTTGTATTCAAAAATGGAATGTCAGCTTTGTTTATTGTAATTTTTGGTCTTGATGTAGATTCTACATACCACGAATTAATACCCAACGAAGATGGAAACGTCAAAATAAATCGGTTTTTCTGTTTCGGTTCGTAAGGGTCGGGCATTTTCATTAATAAGTCAGCCATATCTTTATTTTATTTTTTTTATTTTTTCTTGTTTATTTTTCTTATAAATATTGACTATTTGGTTTTTTTTGTCATATATTTCCTAGGCGTTCTAGTTTGTTAATTATATTAGTTTTATTTAATATTTAGTTTTTATATTAGCTCTTGTTAAATAAGTTTGCACTGGGCTTTCTTTTCCAAATTCTTGTTTTAAAAATTCTTTAACTTTTTCCACATTTCTTATGTCGTCGTCCGAAAACCCTATTTTTGGTATCACAAAATTATTTGTCACGTCATTTTTAAATAAAACTTTACCACCCACAATTTGTGACAATTGTTTTACATAAATAATAAACTCTCTAAGAGCATTTATCTTACCCTCTTCAGGATTTGCTTCAGCACCTGTACCAAAAGAAACTGGATGGAATTTACACATGTCTAAATAATCTTTTATTAATGTATCATCATCCTTAATGTCTTCACCCGCAATCTCTCTATAATCTTTTAATGATTGAACCAATTTTTCTTGGTCTATTCCCCCAACATCATTTTTAATTAATTTATAAACAGCCTGTTTTAGAACGTTTGGATTGTGACCACGTGCAGTGATGATGGCAAATACGGACCCTCCATTTATACACTCCACAAAGTCACTCCAAGAAGGACCGAACCCCGCTGACATAATATCTATTAAAAATTGTTTTTCACCTTCTTGTCTAAAAAATCTGAAAGGATTGTTTGCAAACGATACTATTTTTTTACCATTATATATAAAAGGTTTCACACCAATATCAGTTCTGTGTTCGGCAAAATCGTCAGTTGACATACCAACCTCATTACCTTCACCATCCAAAACCATTATCTTTGTTGGCATATTTAAAACATTATCGTCCCAATCAAAAGCATAATATTTGTGGTCTGGTAATTTATTAGGGTCCAAACCTTCTATTAGTCTTCTAAGATTTTTTTTAACAATTAACGAAAGCATTATTTTTTCTTAAGAATTTTTTGTATTACTCTTTCTAATTGTGATTCTGTAACAATAACAGATTGAGGTTTTTCAGAATAATTCTTTAAACCGTTTGTTTTTAAGTTCATGTTTTCGAACAATATTTTTTTACTAAATTTCATATTTCTTTTTTTTATAAATATGAGTGGAGTAAAAACCCCACCCATATGTAAGTTTATTAAATATTTTCGAATGAAGCTCCTGATGGTGTAATCAAGAATTCAATATCGATGAATTCTAATGCTTTAGTTGGTTTCAAATAAATCTTACCTGTCATTTGGTTTCTATCCAAATCTTCAGGTGTATTTGTTACCACAACTCTAAAGTCAATCAAACCTCTATCTCTTCTAATAGAATCCAATATTGGGTTAACTGAATCCAAGAAGTCTTGTCTAACTTTATCGTCGTTTTGTTCAAACAACAATCTAACCGCTACCGCTGAAATCAACTTACGAGCTTGTAACAACAATCTTCTTACGTTAATTCTATCAAGTGCAGATTCAGCAATTTGAGTAGTTTTGTTACCCCAAATTACAGTTCCAACATCAGAGAAAGTTGCAATTGGGTTGATATGACCTTGATACAATGTATCTCTGTCTTCCTGTGTAAGCTTCTTTCTAGCTTTAATTGCGTTTACAATACCTCTTGTATAACCCGCAGATGCGAACCAAGGGAATGCAATGTTATCAGTTAAAGCCAAGTTTCTACAAACTTCCGCAGTTGGAGGAAGATAAATCTGTGTATTATTAACAGTATCTCTTGTTAATACCCATGGGTAATATGTTGCGGTGTAGTTAGAATCTATACCTGTTCCTTCTAAGTTATCAACAGCTTCTTGAGGGTAAACCAAATTATCCGCAGTTGAAGTATTTGGAACAAACATATTATAGTCAGGACAAGTTGTAATATACAATGAGTCAGCTCTTTGTGTTTCAATCATATCAATCGCGTCTTCAACTAAGTTTGAGTTACTAACGAAATCTATACCTGGAGTTACAAATATGTTAATATTTACAGCTTCAGGGTTCGCAAATGTTTGTTGACCCAATAAATAAGCGTAATAGTCAGTGTTAGCCCAATCAGTAGAGTTATTACCTACAGTAATTTTCTTAAACGCTCCCCAACCTGTAGCTGTTGGGAATTGTGATGTTGGTGCATATCCCTTCAAGAAACCTGAACCACCTAAGATAAAGTTATCACCGTTAGTTCTGTACTCTCTGTAGATATCCCAACCATCAAAACCACCAGCAGGTACTAAAGTGAACTTTCTTGAATTCAATCTATAGTATGGACTAGTACTGTCTGTAGGTTCAGATGTAAACGACGCATCACCAACCTCAAATGCCGATGTACCTGATGTAGAATAACCATTAGGTATTGTAACCACAGTTGCTCCCGAATCTAAATGGAATCCTTTTGAAAGGAACGCCCAAGGATTTGAACTTGTTGCAGTTGCAATGTTAGTTGGATTTTGTTTACCTTTATAATTGAAATATTCTTGGTCTATACCCACACTACTTGAAATACCCAAATAGGTTCTTGTCACTTTATCTCCACCACTAACCCCTTGAGAACCAAAAGGAGGATAAGTTGTTGGGTCACCAGCAGTTTCATAATATGTTTTATAAACAGGGAATGCTGGAGTTGCTCCATTGTAAATTCTTAATGGGTAACCTCTGAAACCACACGGTAAAGCGTCTATTGGTGCTTCAGTATTAATTTCAACCATTATGAATTTAGAACGAGATGCATACTCTCCGTCACTTGTACCAATCTTAACACCAATAAAGTTGTTGTTGCTTGGGTTCATAGAACAGTTTGTGAATTTTTCTATAAACACAGGATTTTGGTCGGTGTCATTAAAATCACGAACTCCAACATCAAAAGTTCCGTTAGCGAATGAAATGTTTAATATTGACACTTTTATTTCTGCGTTAGCAGCATTTCCGTCAGATATTGAAATGAACTTAAATAGGTCATAAACTGTATTACCCCTTAATTCAGAAACTAAATAAGGAGTTTCAGGAGTTTGGTATTGCTCCAAATACCAACCAATAGATGTATTTGTTGAATTGTCATCTTGAGCCGATGGAAGAGAAGTTAAACTATTATTCAATCCTCTTACATAACCCATGGAGTAACCATAGTTTAACATGTTTGAGAAACTTTCCTCAACAAACAACGGAACTTCAGTTCTTGTCTTACCAAAGTTAGACAATCCAAATACCTTACCCAAGTAATTAGTATCTGTAGCATCCAACGAAGTTGTAAAGTTAAAGGTTTCATCCTCATAGGTGATACCTGAAATTGCGAATTGACCGTAAGGAGTCTTACTTGTACCTGAATATGTACCTGTCAAATCAATTATTACATCAGTAGTACCTGTAACTTGGAAGTCAGGATTTGTCGAGTCATTGTACATTGATATACCTCTTGAACGTAATGTTGCCAAAACAATATCATTCCATTCTGTATAAGCAGTTCCAATTTGTGAAAATCCTGATACAGAAACTGAACCCGAGAACTGACCCGCATTTCCAAATGCGGTTCCTGATAGTGAATTTATCCTTGTGGAGAAAGAATATCCTGTATATGCATTACCTGACTGTAGACCAAACTGAGCGTAATACCAAGCATCATTTGTTCTTGCTGAGTATGTAGTTAGGGAGTCCTTTAAACTAGGAACCCCGTAAACGTTAGTAAGAGCACTCCATCCACCACCTGTTAATGTATTATAGTGGTTATCTGGTATTGTACCAAACACATAAGCTGTGTTAGCACTTGTTGATGTAGAAGAGAACACACCCGATAAGAAAGTTCTCAATTGAGTATCAATAGTAGTTGTAGTTCCTGCTGATAAAGTAATAGTATCGTTTAAGTTAGGGTAGAACACCGCAGGTCCCAAACCTGTAAATGTAATTGAGGAAGTTGCTCCTGTAGAACCTGTAAAAGTTGCAATTACTTCAGTTTTAACCGCACTTTGTGAAACGGAACCACCACTAACGTTAGCAACAGAAGTGATAGACCACGATGGACCCGCATCATATCCTGATAATCCCAATACCCTTGTTACAAAAAGTTGATTGGATTGTTGTAGATAAGATTTAGCTATGTAGGCCGCTTCATACTTTGGAATTTGTGTATTAACAAATTTTTCGGGTAATGTGCCGCCAAACACTGCTTGAAATTCATCGAAACTTGTAATAAAGATTGGCTCGAAAGCTGGACCTTTAAGTGTTTCTCCTACGATACCTAATGTTGTAACACCAACACTTTGTGCTACAAAAGATAAATCACGTTCTGAGGTGTAGACCCCAGGTGAAACGAATACTTTATTGGATGTTGCCATTATTCTTAAATTTTTCTTTTAATCTGTTTTATTTTATACATAAATATTGTTGATTTTTTCAAAAATCTTAGTATACCGCTTATAT